CGCATACTTCCGTTCCAGAATGGAAGAGCACCGATACAGCAGCAAGACCAACTGGATCTGTATGGGTCAAGACCACAGAGCCAAACAATGGTTCACGTTACAGAGTTAAGAAATGGAGTTCAGGAACATTAAGTTGGGTTTCATATGAAGCACCGATTTATGCAACAACTAACTCAGCATTGTATTACCTAGATCGTTCAGGTGGCGGCGCAAATCTTCCAGTAGATACGCTAATCGTTCAATCAAACAGCGACGAACACGCAGGATACGATACTACCCCAGCAACAGCAACATTTAAAATGTGGCGTAGAGTATCAACCGGTGCAACAGTAATCACTTCAACAGCAGTGGGAACAGGAACTGTTCCAGGTGGTAGCCACACATTTACTATTGCAGAATCATTGAAAGGTCAGTTAGATCTAGACACAGCAAAAACTATTACGTTCACAGCGGCCGGAAACGCTGCTGATTCTAATACAATCGCTGGTAGAATTAACGCAGCCGGATTCACAAACATTGTTGCATCTGTAACAGATAGCAACGAAATCCAAGTTTCACATAGACTAGGCGGCGATTTTAGAATCATCAACGTATCTGGAACAGCGGTAACATCATTGTTCACAGCATATAATATCAATACTGGTGCAGGAACAGATAACTTCTACGCATTGCCAGCAACAACACCAAACGGTTATCTAGCATCTAACTTCCGTCCGTTCGCAGCTGACGATTTCTTTGCCACAGGCGACGCTCCAACAAATGAACCAGTAGACGGTCAGTTATGGTATAACCCAGACTTCTCCGATGTTGATATTATGATCCACAATGGTTCAACATGGGTTGGATACAAAAACTTTAGCTCAGCTTACCTAAACACAGATCCAAACGGCCCGCAAGTGGCTGCTAGTGCTCCAACATTACAAAGTGATGGCACAGCTCTAGTTGATGGCGATTTATGGGTCAGCACAGCGGATATGGAAAATTATCCAACAATTTATCGTTGGAATGGCACATTATTAGAGTGGGCACAGCTAGACAAAACTGATCAAGTCACAGAAGAAGGTGTCTTGTTCGCAGATGCTCGTTGGGGCAGCAGCGGTTCTGTTAAGCCATCGGCACAGACAGCTATCAAAGATCTACTAACCAGCAACTTCCTAGATCCAGATGCTCCAGATCCAGCACTATATCCAAAAGGTATGTTGTTATGGAACCTACGTAGAAGTGGTGGCAACGTAAAACGTTATCGCAACGGCTACATCGATACAGCGGGCGATAATCCAAGAATGGGCGATGTAAGCATGAGTTCTTATGCTACCGACCGTTGGACTACAGCTTCTGCTAACAACGAAGACGGCTCAGGCAGCTTCGGTCGCAAGGCACAACGTAAGGTTGTTGTAGCAGCATTGAAGAGTGTTGTTGATACTAGCAACGAGATACGTGACGAAGAACGCAGAAACTTTAACTTAATTGCTGCTCCTGGTTATCCAGAACTAATGAGCAATCTAGTTAACCTAAATATCGATCGCGGTTTAACAGCGTTCGTTATTGGCGACACACCATTGCGTCTACCAAGCGATGCTACAAGTTTAGTTACATATGGAACTAATGCAAATCTTGTAACAGACAACGGCGACGACGGTATTGTAACCTATGACGAATACATGGCTGTGTTCTATCCAAATGGATTTACCACAGACCTAGGCGGAACCAACGCAGTTGTTCCAGCGAGCCACATGATGCTTAAGACAATTGCTCTAAGCGACAACGTAAGTTATCCATGGTTCGCACCAGCAGGAACAAGACGTGGTGGCATTACTAACGCAACATCAGTTGGTTATATCGATGCAATCAGCGGTGAGTTCCAGACAGTTGCACTAAACAACGGTCAAAGAGACACATTATATGATCTAAAGATTAATCCGATCACATTCTTTAACGGAATCGGTCATGTTAACTATGGTCAAAAAACTCGTGCAAGAAACGCTTCTGCACTAGATAGAATCAACGTAGCACGTTTGGTTGTATATCTACGCAGTCAGTTGAATAAACTTGCTCGTCCTTATGTGTTTGAACCAAACGACAAGATCACACGTGATGAAGTTAAACAAGCAGTTGAGAGCTTGTTGTTAGAATTAGTTGGTCTAAGAGCACTTTATGACTTCGCAGTTGTTTGCGATGAAACAAACAATACAGCAAGCAGAATTGATCGTAACGAACTATGGGTAGATATCGCAATTGAACCTGTGAAGGCGATTGAGTTCATTTACATTCCATTACGTGTCAAGAACACAGGAGAGATTTAAAAATGCCTATCACATCACTTAATAATTTAACAGTTCCAACGAACGGCGCGGCAGCAACTCAAGTGCTGCTAATGCCTAAGTTGAAATATCGCTTTAGGGTGACTCTCCTAGGCTTCGGCGTTGCAGCAGCCACAGAGTTAACCAAGCAAGTGTCTGATGTTACTCGACCAAAGGTAAACTTTGAAGAGATGACATTAGATGTTTACAACTCTAAAGTATATCTAGCTGGTAAACCAAACTTTGAAACTGTAACATTGACACTACGTGACGATGCCAGCGGTGAAGTTCAGAAACTAGTTGGACAACAAATCCAGAAACAATTCGATTTCCTAGAGCAAGCATCCGCTCGTTCTGGTATCGATTACAAGTTTACAACACGTATCGAAGTGCTAGACGGCGGCAACGCTAACCTAGCTCCGAGAGTTCTTGAAACAATTAACCTATATGGTTGTTTTGTTCAGAACGCAGATTACGGTGATTTGAACTATGGAACCAATGAAGCTGCTACTGTAGCATTAACAATTCGTTTCGATAACATGGAACAATGGGGTGCAGAAAAGACATCTCCAAGTATCGAAGGCGGTATTGGTGCAGCAGTTGGTCGTCAAGTTGCTACACAGGCTATCACTGGCGCACTTGGC